TCTAAGTTATCTAAGTACGTTGTGTGAATGTAGCAAGTATCACCCTTAATACCGTTAAAGCCTTCTTGTACGCCTTTATCTTCAAAGAACTTCTTATATATCCAATGCTCTTTAGTTGTGGGGTTCATTATAAGAACAACTCGGTTATGAAATCCTTTTTGACGTATAGATAAGTCGATGGTGTCAAAGGTATCTTCGTCGGTAAGTTCTTCTGCTTCGTCAAGTACCCAAGTAGTAACGCCTTGCAATGATTTAAGCGCGGCGGTTTGATCGCCGCTACTGGTCTTTATACCCTTGAACATTACAGCGCTACTGGTGGCGGTGTTGATTACTTCATCGCGAGTTATCTTGTAGGCGGGGGCTATTTTGAGTAATTCTAACTTTTCTACAAACTCAGGTATAATAGACATACCAGCACTAACCATTGTGTAGCGCGTGAATAGAATGCGATGGTCGGTTTCCATTGTTAGCAAGCTAAGGAACGTACCTACGCTAAACGACTTGGAACTACCGCGTCCGCCCGTTACAATAAAATAGCGCACCTGTTCGGGCGCGCTAAATAAAGGTTCGTATTTCTTATGTAGGTTAATCAATCCTTAAACCTAAGTACATCACTTACGCTAAAGCCCTCGAAGGTGTGCGATGCGTTAACGGTTTCTTTTGGCTTACCGTAGCGGTAATTGAAGTATAGTTGAATCGCTCGCATATCGCCTTTCTTAACTAAACGACCAAGCGTATTGATTGCTTCGTCTGAATCAATAAGGTTATCTAAGCGTTCGATTAACTGCTGTTCGTCCGAGCGTTTGGGTCTACCGTGACCCTTTGCGTTTTGATTTCCTTTTGGTGCGCCTACCTTACCCATTGTTATAAATTGTCTATATAATCTTCGCTAATATAACAAATATCTATACTTGTTGTTTAACCCCAATGGTTTAGATTTAGCCAGTCATCGCTAAATGTAAGCGCTTTAAGCGTTTGCCAACGCACTTCTTCGGTGTCGATATGAGTGTGCGCTATTGTGTCGATCGAAAAGTTATGAAACGTTGGTCTACCCATAAGCCCAAGTTCCCATTTAGTTGTATTACCTCCCGTTACGTTTCTTTTAATAAAGCAAAAGCATTGCGGGTATATCTTACGCCGAAGATACCCGTTAGATACGTTGTGTGCGCTTATGGTTTTAAATCCAGCATCTTCAATAGCGTCTATAATGCCATCGTTGTAGTAAGCGTCTTTATCGCCGTTTATTCCCTTATAGATATATACCTTATCGCCAAGTGCAGTTGGCTTATAGGGGCTATAATCTTTTACGGCTATGTTGAGTACTTTGGTGTTTGGTATGTTCGTTGCCTGCGGGTTAACGCTTGCTTGGGCATCGGTCATTATAAGCGCGTCTGCTATATTTGCGTAAACGGTATCAAAGTCCCGCATTGATCCGAAGTGTAGTAGCTTAAATCCTTTATGAAAAGCGAATAGTTGTTTATCGCCTCGGGTGTATAGCCCGAAGAATAGCGCTGGTTTGTTAGGGTCGCTATATGGCTCTAAATTCCAATAGGAATAGAAGTCTTTAGCGAAGTGATTTAGCGCGGGCGATATGTGTGCTTGTGTGATTCTCATACCGAATTTGATTGGTAAACGGCTTCTCCGTTAATGATAACTAAGATACCGCCTTCGACGTTTTCTATTTGTATTTCGTGGTCTTCGTAGTTAATCAGCATCTTCGATAGGTATTAGTTCGTTTTCTTCTAGGCGGTGGGTATATCCTAAGTCATCGGTAACGCTATATTCTTTATAGCCTTGTATTTTGCCTACTATGTATCCTGTAAGCCAAAACATTTTAGCGTGTCTTACTTGCTGGCCTAGTTCGTACTTGTATTCAATGTCTTTAGATTCTAGTTCGTTCACCCTATTGAACAAACGCAATATGTCCATATCTACTGCGTCGTTAAATTCTTCGATGTCGGTTATGTCTAACCAGCGTTTAATTAACTTCTTCATTTTGTTTATTGTTTATCGTTTCTATTTCCGTTGCCTGCTCCTTGTTGTGTTTTTGTGATCGTAGTAGGTACGTAAACGGCTTTGAGTCCTTTTGCAAGTAGCTTGCCGATACAACGCGCATCGCTACACGACCATTCATCCCACAAATCATTGGATAGGTGTTTAGAATGGAAAGCGATACATATACCCCCGACGCTACCGTATGGCGGTTCGTTGCCGCTTAGGATGTATCTAACGCCTTTAGCGTCTGGCTTGATCCTTCCGTTGATTTCAGCGTTAAATAATACTAGCGTATCGTCGTCAGCACGGTAAATAGCTTCGTGAAGCGTTTTAAGCGCATCTGGCGAAGCTAATGCGTCGTCGTCATCTAAGTACATTACCCAACCGTTATAAACGTTATCGGCTAACGTATTTAAGTAAAGGTTATACGGTGCGTGATAGCAACGGTAGATGCCTTCAGCGTGTTGCTTGTTTTGGTATAACGATAGCTTTTTTAGTTTTGGTTCGCTTGTAACTATTGCGTCTATATGCAAGTGTTCCTTTAGGTAGTCTTTGTCTTCGCTGAAGTTATCGCTATGCACTACCCAAAGCCAATCTTTGTCGGTTTGCTCGGCTATTGAATCCGATAATCCGTCAAAGAACTTAGGGCGCTTAGATGTTCTTGTTAGTATGTTAATCACAATACGCTATTTAGTTGGTTGCTAAGTTCGGGTTCGTGGATTCGTATTACTTGTGCGATGTCGTCTTCTGGCGGTAGTCCGAATTGAAGTATATACGTAGGATCGTAGCCCGTAATGATTTCGGGAAGCGGGTCTTTTATTTTGTAGTCGGTTCCTTGTTCGTCGCCTGCGCCCCTGCGGTGCGTTGTTTTGTCAAGTAAAGCGTCGATGGCTTTCTTAATGTGCCTAGATTGTGTCTTGAAGTTATTGTTGCTCATTACGATAGTTCTCCTTTAATATAGTATTGATCTAGCTTGTCCGTAACGCCTTCTGCGTTGATGCCTTCGGGAAAGTAATACTTGTACTCTTCGATAGCGTGTTTGCATTTCTTTTCTCCTCTAAGATAAAAGTCTTCCGTTACGGTGTAGATTCCTATATCGCCCGACTTCTTATCAACGGCAACGAACTTAAACGTCTCCCAAGACTTACCGAACAAAGTACAATAGATATAGCATTGCACATCGTATCCGTATTTCTTGGCCGAGTATTGAAAGCCCGAAAGGTCGGAAGTTGTCTTTAGGTCGATTACGGCGTTAGGGGCTAAGATGTCGGCTTTAGCACGAAAAGGTATGCCATCTATCATTCCTACGGCGGGTTGTTCGTACTCAACCCCTGCGGTTAGTTCAAGCCACGCCTCGTTGCGGTTAAGCGCATCGGCGGCTTTTTCAGCGTTAGACCATTCGTCGGGTAACACTACCCACCGATCGGTATTAGCCGCTTGTTCTTTATACGCTTTAGCGTTACGGCTTTTAACTTCCGATAGTTCGTATAGGTGTGGTACAACGTGCGGTTCAAGTACAAGATGGTGAATCAATCGCCCTAAGAATAACGCGGGCGTAGTCGTGTCTTTAGAATACTTCGTTACGTTGTAGTACGTGCGGGGGCTGTCTAGTATTAGTTTGATGCTTGACGACGATAGCGCGGCTTTGCCTAAGTAGCCGTAATAGAAGTCGTCGGACTGCATATCGTGTAGTAGCTTATCTTTGTCCCATAGGGAGTTGTCTAGTAGCTTGATTACGCTCATTATTTGGTGCTTAAATAGTTTGCAATTTGTTGTACTTCTTCGCTGGTAAGAATGATTGAGTTAAGTCCATTGGCTTCAAACTTAGCGATAAACATACCACCGTCTTTGCGAAAGCGTATAGCGGTTGTTCTTGTTTCTTCGTCTAAAAAAATTAGATCTATCATAGTTTTGTTGTTTTAACGTTTGACTTTGCTAATATATTTATTCCTTCTAAATTATAATAGTCTTTAGAATAAAATACTTCAGAAATTCCTGATTGTATTATTAGTTTAGAACATTCTACACAAGGAGAAAGAGTACAGTAAAGAATAGAACCTTTAGAGGACTCATTGCTCATCGCACACTTTGATATAGCATTCGTCTCTGCGTGAAGCACTTCTGGCTTTGTTTTGCCATTACACTCGCATTCGTTATCCCAACCTGATGGCGTACCGTTATATCCTATCGATATGATACGGTTGTCTTTGACTAATATAGCGCCTACTTTAGCATTTTTGCATTTACTGCTTTCTGCTATTATAGACGCTATGTTTAAGAATTGTTTATGTGAGATCACAAGCTCGAACGTATGCAACGCCGCCGTTTCTTGATGGCTTTGCTATAGACAACAGTTCTTGATAATTTGTATTATCAAACACAGTACCTCCTACCTTAATACTCTTTGTGTCTAAGTAGCTATTTATATTCTTAAACTTACAAGGCAAATTGTAATAGCCATTTTTGTGTTTTTCAGCCGGAACTACAATACGCTCTTGCTTGACAAACGTACCGTTTTGCATTTTACCTTTTCTGTTTTTTATAACATCGTAGGCGGAATCAATACAGTCTTCTATTTTGTAGCCAAGCATGTGGCTTAGGTTGGTCAACACTACCACTATATCGCCAATAGCGTCTACCTGTTCTGGTTTATCTGCTTTTAGTATTGCTTTTGCTAGCTCGCCGGTTTCTTCTTGTAGTTTAACAAACTGCGTTGCTGGGTTTCCTTTTTCATATAAACCGCGGACCTCTGCCCATTCTCTAATTAGATCAAACTTGTTTTCCATTGCTTTTGTTTTTGAAGTTATTATATAAGTGAAAATCGTTTACAAAGTGCGTGTAGCTACCAACTTTAGTATTAAGTTTGTTAGCAACTAGTTCTTGCAACTTACTAAAAAAATACTGGTCATTGCAAAAGCCAAACCAAATATCGTTAGACCTCATCATTACACACATATGTAATTTTGAACCTTCAATATAAAAGTTTATAGCATAAGTGCAAGGAGTATCGTTTTCAAAGTTGTGACGATTCTTTGCGTCATATATACTTATGCTTGCTCTTCTAGAACTAGGGTTGTTCATTAGTTCATTAACGACATAACCTATTTGGTCGTTCTGTTTCCAATGCCAACCATAGTTGCTATTCACATTACCTTGATCATCCATGCAATTGTACCATATCTTAGCTCTTTTAGCTATCTCATTGGCTGACCTGTCTCCAGACAAATACCAATCCCATTCAAAGTTAGCGTAGTCTAAGTTCCACTTTCGCCAGCTAGTTTTAATGTGGTTGTCTAAAGGATTTTTGATTTTGATCATCAGATTCTTTATAGATGATGTTGCGCCTAGGCTGGGTTTGCTATTTAGCTTGTCGTAGTAGTACTCGAAAGCCTCTTGTGCTGTGTTGAAATTTTTCTTCATTTGTCTTCGTAGTAGTTGTTTAAAGCACCTATGTACGCGGCTGCGTCTAATAAGTTATCCTCTTTGTGGTTATAAGATTCTCTTGATAACTTTAAAGCCACCATAGCTATATACATATCTCTAGCTTGAAAATGCTTACCAGTAGCACAAGAAGCTATTGTTGCAGCTCTTTCCATACCTTCAGAGAAGGGACCATACTCGCGTTCTTTTTCTTCTGAACGCTCATTAACTATTTTGTTTGCTTGCTCTAAAATATTCATGCTGTTTGGTTTTTGCTAATTTATAAATTCCCGCGAACTTATCATAGTCTTCTAGCATTATTTTTAAATCTTGCCTTGAAACAATGGCACATTGAATAGTATTGCAATATGTTGTTAATCTTTCAATAGATACGCTTTCGCCTATTGTTCTAATAATAAGGTAGGGTATATTGTGGTCCTCTTCGAGGCGAGGTAAGTTAAACCACTGTGTTGGGCGGATCCTTTCACCTTGGTTTTTGTACTCTATATTTACTAATGGCTTATCTGGATGCTTGTAAAAACAAACAAGCGCATCAACGTCCATAATACTAATGCGCTCGTGTGAAACGTTTTTGTAAATCCACTCGCTTAGCTCGTGTTGGTGTTGTATCAAAACAACTTATTAAAGTTAAACGCTACAAGTGCCGCAATACCCGCAAGGCTAAAGGCTGACAATCCGAAGTCTAAAGTAAAACCATAGGCTAACGCTATCCAAGCGACAAAGCAGATGTAGCAGTTAAGCGGTTTGAAATCGATGCGGTTAAGAATCTTGTCGGGGAATGCTTCCCAAATCAGTTCAAACGCTAAATAGGCAAAGATGCCTATCCCTATTGCGTGGACGATAATTTCAATAACTCCAATACCCATTGTGTATATAGTTTAATGTTAGACTTACAAGCGCAAGGAACGGCGTACTTATGTCGAAAGGTACGGGCGTGAATTCGCGCTATCTTTTTGCGTTTGGTGTGAGGTAACTTATCAAAGTTAGCCGATAGGTTATCGTCGATCCAAGTCTTTTCTTCGTTAGTTAACGGTTCTGGTGGTAGCCCTCCCCATTGTACTTTAGGCTTCGCCGCCTTCTTCGGCTTGGTTTTTCTTTTGGTAGTAGTTTTCGATTTTGCCATAGTCTGCTTTTGATTTAATGCTTTGCTTTACCTTATTAACGCTGTTGGATATAGTAGCTGCCGATATTCCTATTTCATCTGCTAGCTCTCTCATTGATTTGTTGCCGCTGATGTACTCTTTAAATAAAGCGACATCAAACCAGTGTTCTTTTTTTATTATAGCTTCTATGTGGTCTGTTATTTCGCTTACAGCTTCATTAAATTCTCTTTCGGCATCAGCGACTTTATCAGGGTTATCCGTTAATCGCGAATTAAACTCTTCTTCTACGTCGCAGTAAAACACATCTACTCCGTATGAGTTAGATAAAATCTTCGTATTAAGATAAATGCTATACAGTATTCGATAGCAGAAGTAGAAGTTTATCTCGCCCTTATATGATAAGCGGTCAAGACTACCCTCTTTTTCTTCAATAGCTATCAATTTAATAAACATTTCTTGGACTAAATCTTTAGCAAGATCTTTGTCTTTACAAATATTTACAGCGCTACCGTAGAACTTTTTGTAGTGCTTACTTGCTTTGGCTACTGTTACACTCATTGAGTCTATTTATGAGTTCTTTAACTTGCTTTTCTAATTCAGTTACCCTATCTACAAGTTCGGCGTATGTCTTTACCTCACCATCGGTCAATACAGAACGTACTTGTATATCGGTTTCTTTGAAGTCTGGTTGGTCTTTTAGTTGATCGTAGTTGCGAAGCCCGTTTAGAATAGTGGCGTGAGTTTTGTCAACGGCCCGACCAACTTCGGAAAGCGTTAGCTTTCTGTCGCGACACAAGTAGTTGTAGATGCAAGAACGAATGTCTGCATAGTGCCGATATCGCGTATTTATCCAACCTTCTGTCAAGCCCATTTCTTCGGCTACGTCTTTGAATGCTGTTTGTGCTATTAGTAATCTGTTTACTTCCATCCTATAATATGTTTGTGTATATCTTCTTCTCTTAATTCAAATTCGTCTTTGCCGCCTACGTATCTACATATTACCCTATTATTTGCCGCATCACCGTCTTTACTAAAGAACACGCAAACGGTTTCAAGTGCTGACTTTTTGCCTTCGGAGTTCTCGACGATATACTTAGCATCGGTCAAGCAACTGCCGTAGCTTTGGTCAAACCTATAATGCCGCGTCCAATGCTCGTACCAGCTTGTCATTTGTTTCTTTTAATAGTAGTTTAGTGTCGGCTAACTCGCGTTGAAGTTTAGCGTTTTCAACTCGCGCTTCTTGTATCTTACGGCTGATTACCGTATGTATATCAATATGGTAATGTACTGCTTCGGATAAGTTATATACGTCTACGATCGTGTCGGTTAAATCTTGTTGAATA